TACAGCATTGTATTAACTGTTACTTCTGTTGTTGGTGATTTCACTCCTGGTGTAACTACAACTATTTCAATCTCTGGTTCTGCAGAAACCGTTAATGTTCTCGCTTGGGATCCTGCAAACAAGAAACTAGAGATTGGTCTTCCTGCTGGTGGTGTTACTGGCATCGTTGCTGATGCACAGGTTGTTACTCAAGGAACTAATACTGCTGAAATCTCTGTTTCTGGTATTGAGCGCAAACTGTATATTGCTCAGAATAAGAGCAGCATTGATTTTGCTGCTGCAGATAGCGTTGAAGATACAAACAGCAACGCTGCTGTTATTACTTCCGTTCGTGGTGAGTATGATGAGCGTGAGTATCTGCCTGGTGTAAAATGGGTAAATACTGCTCCTCGTCCTAGCACTTCACAGTGGGCAACTACTGCTGGTGGATTCCGTGATGAGATGCACGTCTTAGTTATTGACATCGACGGTGCTATTACAGGAACTGCTGGTGCTCTTCTTGAGCGTTTCATTGGTGTTTCTAAAGCATCCGATGCCAAAACTTCTGTTGGTGAGACCAACTATTATCCCGAGGTTATCAAGCAGCGTTCACAGTATATCTACTGGGGTGAGCACGAGACCACATTGTTCGCACCATCTGGAACTCCTTCTGATGGCACTTGGGGTTTAACAGCATCTGCTCGTCAGTTCAATCTAGTTCGTTCTGTTGCTGGTACAGTAGACTATCCTGCTGGACGCAAAACAATTGGTTCTGCAGGTAACTCCACTTACTACTATCGTCTTGCTAATGGCACTGACTATGCATTGAGTGGTGGTGTATATTCAGTAGCTAATAGCGACGTTTCTACTTCATACGAATTAGTTAGTGATCCAGAATCACAGACTGTTGACTTCATCTTGACAGGTCCTTCTGGTGTTGATGATGCAGCTGCTATTGCCAAAATTACTTCATTGGTTAATATCGTCGAAGAGCGTCGTGACTGCATGGTATTTGTTTCTCCTCGTAGAGCAAATGTCATCGGAGTTTCTAACGCTGGTGTAGCAACATCAAATATCATCACTTTCTTCGATCAACTGCCTTCCTCCTCTTACGCAGTATATGATTCTGGTTATAAGTACATCTACGATAAGTACAATGATGTTTATCGTTATGTCCCTTGTAACGGTGACGTTGCTGGTCTTTGCTTGCAGACAACTGAAGTTGCAGAACCTTGGTTCTCACCTGCTGGTTTCCAGCGTGGTAACTTGAGAAATGCAATCAAACTTGCATATACTCCTAACAAGACTCAACGCGACCGTTTGTATTCTGCTCGTGTCAATCCAATCGTTTCTTTCCCTGGTCAGGGCGTAGTTCTTTACGGTGATAAGACTGCACAAGGTTTCGCTTCTGCATTCGATCGTATCAATGTTCGTCGCTTGTTCCTCACGATTGAGCGTGTAATCAGCGGTGCTGCTAAGGCACAACTGTTTGAACAGAACGATGAGTCGCAACGCGCATTGTTCCTGAATATTGTCGAACCTTACCTTCGCGATGTTCAAGGTCGTCGTGGCGTAACTGACTTCTTGGTTAAGTGCGACACTCAGAACAATCCTCCTGAATCTGTTGACCGTGGTGAGTTCTATGCTGAGATCTTCGTCAAGCCCACACGCACTATTAACTACATCACACTAACATTCGTTGCCACCAGAACTGGTGTTGCATTCAACGAAGTTGCTTCCTGATAACAGTTAACATAACTAAGAGACCTTACGGGGTCTCTTTTTTTTGCCTGAAAATATTGTTTGTAATAAATACTAAGGACAGAGACACCTGAGCAAAAAAACAATGGCAAAAAGAGGAACTATTGACGACTTTAAAGCAAATGTCGCTTCAGACTTTGCGCGTCCTAATCTATTCCAAGTAGACTTAAACTTCCCACAAGGAATCATTAACAATTCCAGTTTGATTGAACTTGGTAAGTTCACTGTTCGTGCAGCGAATCTTCCATCTTCTCAAATCGGTGTTATTGAAGTTCCTTTCAGAGGAAGAGTCCTGAAGATTGCAGGCGACAGAACGTTTGAACCTTGGACTATCACTGTTCAGAATGACAGCAACTTTGTTCTGCGCGATGCATTTGAACTTTGGGCATCCAGCATTCAGGCATACAACGAGAACTTCACTCAAGCAGGTGGTCTCGGAGATGCTGATGATGCTACTGGTTACTTCGCTGACATGACTGTTCACCAGTTAGCACGCGATATTAAAGATGGAAACTCACCTAAGATTCTTAAGTCTTATAGGTTCTACAATGTATTCCCAAGTGCAATCGCTGCTATCGATCTTGACTTCGGTAACAATGATGCTATTGAAGAGTTTACTGTTGAACTTCAGACTCAGTACTGGACTCCTGTAGTTGCTAATTGAGATCCTTGATAAATAGAACAGGACCAGTTACTTAGAAATATAATGTCTCAGCTCTTCGGTTTTTCACTGGAAAGAGCAAAGAAGGTCCCCAAGGGGCCTTCTTTTGTTCAAAAAGATAGTATGGATGGTTCGCAACCTATTGTAGGTGGCGGATATTATGGATATTCCGTTGATTTTGATGGTGCTGTTCGTAATGATTATGAACTTATCTCTCGTTATAGGGAGATGGTAATGCAACCAGAATGTGATAGTGCAGTTGACGATATTGTCAACGAAACTATTTGTGGTAATTTTGATGATGTACCAGTGGAGGTTGAACTATCCAACCTTAAGGCGTCGGATAAAATTAAAAAACTTATCAGAGAAGAGTTTGAGACTGTTCTTAGATTATTAGACTTTGAAAATCGTTCCTATGAAATTTTTCGTAGGTGGTATGTAGACGGAAGACTATTTTATCATAAAATTATTGACCCCAAAAATCCTGCTGGCGGTCTTGCAGAACTTCGTTATATCGATCCTCGCAAGATTCGTAAGGTTACTGAGTACGAGCAGAAGAAACCAGACCAAATGCGTGGGGTTGATTTAAACCAGCAATTAACACAAAAAGCAGCAGAGTATTTCTTATACAATCCAAAGGGGTTGAAGAATTCTACTAATCAGGGTATGAAAATTACCATTGATTCTGTTACTTATTGTCACTCAGGTATTCAAGACCTGAACAAAAACATGACACTTAGTCACCTACACAAGGCGATTAAGGCAGTCAACCAACTGAGAATGATTGAAGATTCTCTGGTCATCTATCGTTTAAGTAGAGCACCAGAACGTAGAATTTTCTACATTGATGTTGGTAATCTTCCCAAGAACAAAGCGGAACAATATCTTCGCGAAGTTATGGGACGCTATCGTAACAAGATGGTTTACGATTCAAACACTGGTGAGATTAAAGACGACAAGAAGTTTATGTCCATGATGGAAGACTTCTGGTTACCTAGACGTGAAGGTGGTCGTGGTACAGAAATCTCTACACTTCCTGGTGGTCAGAACCTCGGAGAACTTGAGGATGTAAAGTATTTCCAGAAGAAACTTTATAAAGCACTCAATGTTCCATCATCTCGTTTGGAAACAGAAACGACTTTTAACATTGGTCGTGCTGCTGAAATTACTCGCGATGAAGTTAAGTTCCAGAAGTTTATTGCTAGATTGCGTAAGCGTTTCTCTGAACTCTTTTCAGATATTTTAAAAACACAACTCATTCTTAAGGGCGTTATGTCTCTGGAAGAGTGGGAAGATATGAAGAATCATATCCAGTTTGACTTCATTGCTGATAACTACTTCACTGAACTGAAAGAGATTGAAATCCGCAACGAAAGGATGAACCAAGTTGCTGCTATGGATGCTTATGTTGGTAAGTATTTCTCTGTAGAATACATGCGTCGTCAGGTCCTGAAGCAAACTGATGTAGAGATTAAGGAGATTGATGAACAAATCGCCGCTGAAATGGAAGCAGGTATTATTGCTGATCCTATGGCGGAAATGGATCCTGCTATGGCTGCTGGCGGTGAAGGTGCCCCAGCAGCAGAAGTAGACCCAAATGCACAGGAATCTTCAGTTGATCCTGGAGATGTCCGCAGAGGAGAATTTTAATTAACTAAATAATACTAATAATGGATACTTATTATGCCTAGTGATATTGCAAAACAAATAGTTCAGCAAGTTTTTAGTGATGAAAAAGCAAAAGCGATTGACTCCATTAATGACGCTTTAGCATCTTCAACTTATGATGCTATTCAAGCACAAAAAGTTCAGTATGCTAAGAGTATGGGTTTTGAGTTAGATCAAACCGCGCAAGATTCAGCAGATGAAATTGCTGATAGTTTGCCAGACGGTTCCGATAATGCTCAAGATGTTGAAGTTGATGGGCGTATGCCACATGAACCTCCTACTGATGAACTAGAACAACCTGTAGAAACCCCCGAAGAAGAAAATGAAACTGATAGCTGAAGAAATCACTCAAGTAGATTTTCTGTGTGAGGAGAAAGAAGGCAAGAAGAATTACTTCATCGAAGGTATCTTCTTACAGGCAGAACTTCAAAATCGCAATGGTCGCATGTACAAGTTGCCAACTTTACAGCGCGAAGTTGCTAAATACAGCGAGAACTACATTCAAAAAGGGCGTGCCCTTGGAGAGTTAGGTCATCCCGATGGTCCTTCTATCAATCTTGATAGAGTATCACATAAGATTGAATCTCTCAAAGAAGATGGAAACAACTTCATTGGTAGAGCAAAAATCCTTGATACTCCCATGGGTAATATTGCAAAGAACCTTCTTTCTGAAGGCGTCAGTCTTGGCGTTTCTTCTAGAGGTATGGGTTCTTTAGTCAAAAAAGAAGGTTGTAATGTCGTCGCAGATGACTTTATGCTTGCAACTGCTGCTGATATTGTAGCAGATCCTTCTGCACCTGATGCATTTGTTGACGGTATTATGGAAGGAAAGGAATGGGTTTGGGATAATGGCATCCTCAAAGAGTCTGCTATTGCACAAATCAAAACCGAACTTGATGAAGCAACTATTATTAATCTGCAGGAGCGTAAAATCTCCGCGTTTGCAGCATTTTTAAAGAGTCTGTGATTTATAAATAATAAAAGATAACGCTACTATTGCATAACGGAGAATATCAAATGTCTGAGACCCTCGACAAAAACTTAGATAATATGGAGTCTGTGACCGAAGGTTCCAACGCAGTTACCAAAGACGCCAAACCTGGTGAAAAAATTGACACCTCTAAAGGTGGAGCATCTAAGGTAATTGATGTTACTTCTGATTCGGAAGAAGGCGCTAAAGGAACTAAGAACGCAGGCAAGTCTGCAGCAGCACCTGTAGGTAAAGCACCTGTTCCTAGCACTAAGCCAAGTGACGCATCTGCTAAAATGGAGGAAACGGAAAGTGAAGAAGAAGTCATCGCTGAAACCGAACTCGACTTTACTGAAGATGTTGACGCTCTTGTCGCTGGTGAAGACCTCTCAGAAGAGTTCCGTTTAAAAGCAGCAACAATCTTTGAAGCCGCTGTAACCAGTCGCGTTAACAAAGAAGCAGCAGCGTTGCAAGAAGCGTATGAATCTACGCTGACTGAAGAAGTCGAAAAGATCCAAACAGAATTGGCCGAGAAGGTTGACAACTACCTGACTTATGCCGCCGAACAGTGGATGAAGGAAAATTCACTACAAATCGAGCATGGCATTAAGACTGAGATGGCAGAGTCATTCTTCAACGGTCTAAAAGGTCTTTTCCTTGAGCACAACTTTAGTGTGCCTGAGGAAAAATTCAACATGCTTGACGGCATGGTTGGAGAAATTGATGAAATGGAAGCTAAACTCAACGAGCAAATCGACGTTAACGTCGCTTTAAATAAGCGCATTGGCGAGTTTGTAAAAATGGAAATTGTGAACGAATGTGCCGCTGGTCTCGCTGAGACACAGAAGGAGAAGCTTGCTTCTCTGGCAGAGGGTGTTGAGTTTGAAACTGAAGAAGATTTTCAAAGGAAAATCGAAACGATCAAGGAATCCTACTTCACCCGTAAGGCTGAAGTTGCACTTGCAACCGACCCCACCGAAGAAGTTTCGGAACCCCTTGTCGAAGAAAACCTGGGTGGCTCAATGTCGAAATACGTTGATGCAATCGCTCGTTGGTCTAAATAATTAATTAACTTTATCTACTTTTAACTCGGAGATACAAATGTCTTTACGTCAACTCCAGGAGAAGTGGGCACCCGTTCTGAATCACGATGCTCTTCCAGAGATTCAAGATTCCCATAAGCGTGGCGTCATCGCTCAACTCCTCGAAAACCAAGAAAAAGCACAAGTCGAAGAAGGACAAATCCTTAACGAGACTCTTCAAACAACTGGCTACACTGGTGCCAGCACAGCGACAGGTCCTGTTGCAGGTTTCGACCCTGTACTGATCAGCCTCATCCGTCGCTCCATGCCTCAGCTTATCGCTTATGATATTGCTGGTGTTCAACCAATGACTGGTCCTACTGGACTGATCTTCGCAATGCGTACCAACTATGGTAGCGAGCGCGATCCTAATGCTTCTGGTTACGATGAAGCATTCTTCAACGAGCCTAACGCTGGTTTCTCTGGCGGTCCTGGTGCATACGATCCTGGCGCTTCTGACGCTACGAACGACGCCCAAGGCAACAACCCTGCACTTCTCAACGATTCCCCTGCTGGAACCTATGAGCAAGCAGACGACGCCACTGGCATGACCACGGCAACTGCTGAAGGTCTTGATGATTCTGCATCTAACACGGCATTCCGTGAGATGGGTTTCTCAATCGAGAAGGTCACTGTAACAGCTCGTGCTCGCGCCCTGAAGGCTGAGTACAGCATCGAAATGGCACAAGACCTGAAGGCAATTCACGGTCTGGATGCTGAAACTGAACTGGCTAACATCCTCAGCACAGAAATCCTTGCTGAAATCAACCGCGAAGTCGTTCGTACTATCGTAGTTAACGCTGTTACTGGTGCTCAGAACAATACCGCTACTGCTGGTATCTTTGACCTTGACGTTGACAGCAACGGTCGTTGGTCTGTTGAGAAGTTCAAAGGACTTTTGTTCCAGATTGAGCGCGATGCTAACGCTATCGGTCAGCAAACTCGTCGTGGCAAAGGCAACATCCTGATCTGTTCTGCCGACGTTGCTTCTGCACTGGGCATGGCTGGTGTTCTTGACTACACCCCTGCTCTTGCTGGTAACAACGGTCTTGCAGCAGTTGATGATACCTCCAGCACACTGGTTGGTACACTCAACGGTCGCATCAAGGTCTACGTTGATCCTTACTCTGCTAACGTTGCAGACAAGCACTTCTATGTTGCTGGTTATAAGGGTACTTCACCTTATGACGCTGGTCTGTTCTATTGCCCATATGTTCCTCTTCAGCAGGTTCGTGCAATCAACCCTAACACCTTCCAACCAAAAATCGGTTTCAAGACTCGCTACGGCATGGTCTCGAACCCCTTCTCTGGTGGTCTTACCCAAGGCAGCGGTGCTCTTACCGCCAACGCCAACAAGTACTACCGTCGTGTACAGGTTGCCAACCTTATGTGAGTCAGGTTGTTGTGGGGCAGGTTGTCCCACATGCCCTTTCAGACCTCCTACAAGGGGGTCTTTTTTATGCCTAGGTATAAATTAGTAGGCAATAATATTCGTTGCATTAAGTGAGTATTTCCTGACAAACTAGTATAGATAGTATAGAATTACGAGGTGAACAAATGACCCCAAATTTGAACTACATTATGAATCGCAGTTACACACAGGAAAACCATGAACAATCTCGCTTCTAGAAATCAATTATATGAATGGTCACACTTTGAGGATTCTACCGAATTAGAAAAAATAAACGATTACTACGAATGTCTAATTGAATGTACCGATACACACCAAGCATCATGTAAACGAATCTGTAAGGAAGTGCTTATGTGAATTGCATACATAGTATACCGTGTGAAGGAAGTGAAGGAGGTCTCTATTGGGACCTCTTTTTTTGTACCTAAATATCTTTAGATAGAATGATTCGTTATGATTACTGATACTAAGTTTGAGGATTTTATCGGTATCTTTGATACTGATTATGACACCTCAGATTTTATTGAGTATTGGGAGTATCAAAATAAATGTGGTGCTACCTTTAACAGAAAAGGATTATTTGGTAAGGAACGAAAGGCACATGCAAGAATTGACAACAGTTTAGTTACTGAAGAGTTTATGCTTGACCACGCTTGCGGTTATCCATACATGAGATCATATAATGAAGTTGTCAGTTCCTGTTTGGCGAGATACATTGATAAGTATGAACAACTTCTACATTATAGATATCAACAAGTTTATTTAAATGTGCAGAAAACTTTGCCTCAGCAAGGTTATCATGCTTGGCATGACGAGAGAGGATCAATGGGATGTAATCGAAGGGTTGCAGCAACTATGATGTATCTCAACGATGTTGATGACGGTGGAGAGACTGAGTTTTTATATCAATCTAAAAGATATAAACCAGTAAAGGGAAGAGTCCTTATTTGGCCAGCAGGTTTCACTCATGTTCATAGGGGTAACCCTCCACTATCAGGCGAAAAATATATCGCCACTTCTTGGTTAGAAAACATAAACGCATAAAATGGCAAACTGGTATAACGATCAATTAACAAACAGAAACTTTTTGTCTCCTATCGGATTTATATTCGTTTTGGATAAGGCAAACAAGGTATCATTTCTGTGTCAAAAAGCAGAGATCCCACCCATCACATTAGGAGATGTTCAGATTCCAACTAGAGGATTAGTTCCAATTCCTGTTGAAGGGAACATGCGTTACAATGATTTCACTATAGATTTTATTGTAGATGAAGACTTAGAAAACTATATGCAGATTCATAATTGGATGCGTGCATTAGGTACTCCTCAAGAGTTGAAAGAAAGAAAACTTTGGAATGATAAGTATCGGAACGAACCTACAAGAGATGCAAGATTTTCTGATGCCACTCTTCAAGTTTTGAATAATAACAACATCGCAAATTTTGATGTTGTGTTTAAAGATATGTTCCCCACAGATTTATCTACACTCGCATTCGATGTTACTGGTGCCGATAATGATTATTTCATAGCAACAGCAACATTTAAATACACTTTATATGAGATTAGAAATGTTAACAGTCAGACTAGACGATGAGTAATTGGAAAACACGCGCTCTAGATGACCCCAAATTAAAATACAAACACGCTAGAATTATTATTAATGGTCCAAAGTCCTTGTCTCAGGCATGGATTTTACAAGCAATGAAATTGAAGTATAGTTATGAATCTCGAATCGCTACAGGAAATGTGGAAGACTGATTCCGTATTGGATGATGATCTACATGATAATGACTCTTTAAAAATTCCTCAACTCCATGCAAAATATATGGAGTATTACAATACCTTCTCACTTATGAAGAGTGAGAAGGAGATTGAGTTGAATCGAATTACTAGAGAGAAATGGTTATATTACAAGGGGAAGGCACCAGCAGCAATCTATAAGGAGATGCCTTTTGATTTGAAACTTACAACTAAAGAAGAGATATCGATGTTCATTGCTGCTGATGAGGACATTGGAAAGGTACAATACAAGATAGGATATATAAGTCAAGTTCTATGTTTCCTCGATGGTGTGCTACGACAAATTAACAATCGTAGTTTTCATATTAAAAACGCCATTGAATGGAAAAGATTTCAATCTGGTATGTAATGCATTACGGTTTATATTATAAACAGGTTTCTTTTAATCGCCAGTCTATGCAAGTAGTCAATACTGCATTGTCTGGCAATTCTTTTAAGTGGCATGATGGTCAGTTACATGATCAAAAAAATCAAGCAAAAAGAAAATCTAAAATAGCATGGGTAAAAGACGAGCAGTTATACATCATGTTACTTAAGATGGTGAGACATGTGAACAGAGATGCTGGATGGAACTTTAATATTACTGGAGTTGAACCTATTCAATATGGATTATATGAACCAGGAGGCACATATAATTGGCATGTAGACCAGCACCCAAGACCTGTTAGAGGCAATGTAAGAAAGATTAGTATGTCACTCTTCCTAAACGATGACTACGAGGGAGGGGAGTTCGATTTAGAGATATATAGTCCAGGGGTAGAACCTAGGTATAAGTCCTTCAAAACGACACCAGGAACTGCCATCTTCTTTCAAGGTGATCAATGGCACAGGGTTAGACCTGTAACATCAGGATTGCGTAAATCTCTTGTAGCATGGTTTTATGGACCTCCGTATTCGTAAAAAGAATGAAGTTTATCTTAAGATTGAGGCAGAACCTCACATTAATTATGAACTAGCAGATTACTTTTGTTTTGAAGTTGAGTCTGCTAAGTATATGCAGAAGCAACGTCGTTGGAAAGGATGGGATGGAAAGATCCGTTTGTACTCACCAGCAACAGGAGAAATCTACTGTGGTCTCTTAGACTATCTTTTAGAGTGGGCAGACGAGAAGAAGTATCAATATAAGTTTGAAGACTGTAAGTTCTTTGGTCACCCTCTAGCACAGAATGATTTCATCACTCCAGAATCGGTAGTGGGTTTTGTAAAATCCTTGCGCTTACCCCCGTCCTTAAAGGTACGTGATTATCAGTATAAAGCAATTTATGAGGCGTTAAAATATAATAGAAGACTCCTGTTATCACCAACAGCTTCAGGTAAGTCATTAATGATATACGCATTAGTAAGATTCCATGTAAATGTAGATAGAAATATATTGATCGTGGTCCCTACAACATCTCTAGTGGAGCAGATGTATAAGGACTTTGAAGAATATGGTTGGATGGCGTCCGAAAACTGCCACAAAATATATGCGGGGCAGGAAAAATACACGAATCATCAGGTGGTAATTACCACTTGGCAATCTATCTACAAGGAACCTAGAAAATGGTTTGACAGGTTTGATGTTGTCATCGGTGACGAGGCACACCTTTTCAAAGCTAAATCTCTTACGTCTCTGATGGGTAAGTTGCATGAATGTAAATATCGTATTGGATTTACAGGAACTCTTGATGGTGCAAATGTCAATCAGTTAGTTCTTGAGGGTGTCTTTGGTAGATGCTCACAAGTGACACGAACTGCACAACTAATGCAAGAAGGACATGTTGCTAAGTTAAAAGTAAAAATTGTTTTGGTGAAGCATGAGGAAAAACTATTTGAAGGGTATCAAGATGAGATCGGATACCTTGTAGAACATGAAGGTAGAAATAAATTTATCCGTAACCTTGCTTGCGATTTAAAAGGAAATACTCTAATCCTCTTCAACTATGTAGAGCGTCATGGGGTGCCTCTTTATGAGATGATAAATAGTTACACCGAAAGACCAGTACATTTTGTACATGGTGGTGTAGATGTTAATGACCGTGAAGACATCAGATTACTAACTGAAAAGTCTGACAATGCAATCATTGTTGCTTCTTACGGTACTTTTTCCACAGGCATCAACATCAAAAGATTACACAACGTTATCTTCGCAAGTCCTTCAAAGTCCAGAGTTCGCAACCTACAATCTATTGGTCGTGTTCTAAGGAAAGGCGAGAATAAATCTCAAGCAACATTATATGATATTGCTGATGATATCTCTACCGATAGAGGTAACAACTATACACTCAACCATTTAATGGAAAGAGTTAAAGTATATAATCAAGAAAAATTTAATTATGAAATCATAGATGTAAACTTAAAAAACTTATGATTAATTACGCAAGACATGATGAAGAATTTTATGGAGTTTTCAAACTCCTCAATGGCGAAGAAGTTTTAGGTAAAGCAGTACTTACAGAAGATGAGGGTGAAACGCTAGTTTTTCTCCAAGATCCTGTTTGCACCCAAGTCATTCATAAAGAACTTGAAGAAGGGAAAATGATTCGTGGTGTAGGATTCTCAAAATGGATGCAGTTTTCTAATGAGGACTTCTTCATTTTACGAGAGAAGGATATTCTTACAGTCACTTCAATGAGTAAAGAAGTTTCATACTTATACGAAGCTTTTATTATTAGTGAAGATGACGAAAAGTCAACTAAAACTAAAATAGAACTAGAACCCGAGATGGGTTATCTAGGTAAAATTGATGAAGCAAGGAAACTGTTAGAGAAGATCTATAGAAGCTAGGTGTTCTCTGAACCCTTACATGGTTATTATACAGAGACTTGACGATTCTGTCAAGTGTGTTATAATATTAACAAAGCAGATACCATATGAAAACGCCTGTTAAAAAACAAAAACAACATTATGTTGATAATCAAGAGTTTCTTGCTGCAATAATTGTATACAAAAAGGAACTTCTTTCTGCAGCAGAGAAGGATATTCCTGGATTCTTAGATCTTCCTCATAACAAACAGGTGCAAGCCCTTAAGAAATGGAATAGTGCAGAAAAACCCAGAGTCAATAATTACATTGGTGGGTGTTTTTTAAAGATTGCAACTCACCTTTCATATCGTCCTAACTTTATTAACTACATGTATAAGGAGGACATGATTTGTGATGGTATTGAAAATTGTATTCAATATATTAATAACTTTGATCCTGAAAAATCTAAGAATCCGTTTGCGTATTTTACACAGATTGTATACTATGCATTCCTGAGAAGGATTCAAAAAGAAAAAAGACAGATGGAAATCAAAGATAAGATTCTTGAGAAATCTGGTTACGAACACGTCTTTAGTATTGACGGGGATGTCGATACAGGGTATAATCAGATCAAGTCCCGTGTGGAGATGAACTCGAAACGATGAAGATCTTATTGATTACGGACCAGCACTTTGGTGTTCGGAATGACAATCAGCATTTTATTGAGACTTATAGAAAATTTTATACTAAGGTAGTTATACCATACATCAAGAAGTTTAACATTGAGCAAGTGATTGCTCTTGGAGATACTTTTGATAAGCGTCGATCAATCAACTTTATGTCTTTAGAGGCAGCAAAGGATATGTGGTTTGACCCTTTAAACGAATTGGGTGTACACATGCGTATGCTGGTAGGCAATCATGATATTTATTACAAGAATACTCTACGAGTTAACGCCCCAAGTGAGTTACTTGCAGGATACACAAACATCAGTGTTATCGACAGTCCCACCACTGCTGTTTACGATGGTGTTCCTATACTCCTTTTGCCTTGGATTTGCGATGAAAATCGTACAGAAGTTCTGGAAAAAGTAGGAAGTACTGAAGCCGAAGTATGTATGGGGCATCTAGAACTTAATGGATTTGAAGCACATCCTGGACATGTCATGGAAAGTGGTATGGATAAGAATGCGTTCTCAAAATTTAAGAAAGTATTTTCTGGACACTATCACATGAAATCCAACAAGGGTAATGTGTATTACTTAGGTAATCCTTATCAGTTGTATTGGAATGACTATGGATGTAAAAGAGGGTTTCATGTATTTGATACCGACACTCTAAGAACAACTTTTATTAGAAATCCATTTGACACCTTCTATAAAGTGTATTATAATAATGGAGTAAGTTTGCCAGACTCTAGCGAACTACAAGGAGCATACGTCAAACTAATCGTAGAAGAGAAGGGAGACTATGCAAAGTTTGATTACACGGTCAATCAACTTCAAGCAATGTCTTTGGGTGATTTAAAAATCATCGAAGACCTCAATGCAGAAGTCTCTAGTGATTCGGTGTTGGAAACCGAAGACACTATGACTCTCCTAGATAACTACATAGATGAAATAGACCTTAAGGTTAGTAAACCTAACATTAAGAATCTAATGAGATCTCTATACATGGAAGCATCTGAAATCTAATGTTCGTTTTAACAGACATAAACTCAGGCGGTATCTATGCTGTAACTAGCAAAGATAAAATTAAAACTGTCACTGTGTTTGAAGATCGAGACGACGCAGAACGGTATGTACAACTACTACTTGCCGATGATTATGAAGATGAACTAGAAATTTTTGAAGTTGACAAAGAAGTCGTTGCTATCAACTGTAACACATACGGATATAGTTATTCCGTTATTGAAAAAGATGATCTAATTATCCCCCCGTAATGATTACATTTGAAACTATCCGCTGGAAAAACTTTCTTTCGACAGGAGACCAGTGGACTGAGATTGATTTTTGCGAGTCATCCTCAACCCTTATTGTAGGTTCTAATGGCGCAGGGAAGTCCACTATGTTGGATGCTCTGTGTTTTGCTTTGTTTGGAAAAGCATTCCGTAAGATAAACAAACCCCAACTAGTTAATAGCATCAATGAAAAGGATGCTAAAGTTGAAGTTGCCTTTAGTATTGGCAAGGAAGAGTATCGTGTGTTTAGAGGAATTAAACCAAACGTATTTGAACTTTATAAGAATAATAAACTGGTTGATCAAGATGCTGCCACTAAAGATACTCAAAAATATCTTGAACAGTCTGTACTCAAACTCAACTATAAGTCATTTACTCAAGTCGTAATCCTTGGGTCCAGCACATTTGTTCCCTTCATGCAACTTGCTGCTTCGCATAGAAGAGAAGTGATTGAAGACTTACTTGATATTAATATTTTCTCGAATATGAATGGTCTTTTAAAAGATCGTATTCGTGCATCGCAGGGTCAAAGTAAAGATTGCTCACACATGCTGACTCTTGCCGAAGGTAAAGTTCATGCTCAGAAAAAACTAATCAACTCTCTTGAAGAAGTCAATCAGAATCGTCAAGAAGAGAAACAGAAAAAGTATGATGAGAATCTTTCTTTGATGAAGAAAGTACATGGAGATAAGTATATTGTAGAGAAAGATATTGAAGATACCGAAAGTAAAATTGGTGACTATGATGCCGCAGCAAAAACTTTATCATCCTTACGTCAAGGTCAGTCAGATAAAAAGTCTCAACTAAAAATTATATCTAAGGATCTGAAATTTTTTAAAGGGCATGATGTATGTCCTACATGTACACAGGATATTAGTGGCACCTTTAAGAAAGAACAAATTAATTCATTGACACACTCAGGCAAACTAGTTGCTGAAGAGATTGTACAATTTAATGTAGATGTTACTGATGCGACTAAGATTGTATCAGAAATTTCTGAACAGTCTATGAAACTTAAAGAACTTTCTAGTAATCTTTCTGCACTTGATCGTGATTATGTTAGACTAGAGTTTGAGAATCTTCGCATTAAAGATGAACTTGTGAAGTTGCAAGAACATACTCCTAACATTGATAAGGAACGAGAACACCTACAGAATGTTCAAGATGAGTATGCAAAAACAGAATCTGACTGTGCAGCAGTTAGTCAAAGATTGGATGAGTTCCAAGTTATTGCTTCCTTGCTTAAAGATTCTGGAATCAAAAGTAGAATCATTAAGAAATATATTCCTATTTTTAATCAACTAATTAACAAGTATCTTCAGTCGATGGACTTCTTTGTAAACTTCACACTAGATGAGGAGTTTAACGAAGTAATCAAGTCTCGTTATCGTGATGAGTTTTCATATGCATCTTTCTCTGAGGGAGAGAAGCAGAAGATTGACCTAGCACTGCTGTTCACTTGGCGTGAAGTTGCCAGGATGAAAAATAGTGTTGCTACTAATTTACTCATTCTTGATGAGGTGTTTGATAGTTCACTAGATGCTTCTGGTACTGGAGAACTTCTTCAGATTCTTCGTGGTCTTGGAAAGGATACTAATGTCTTCGTTATCTCACATAAAGGAGACATTCTTGTTGATAAGTTCCTACGAACACTGAAGTTTGAGAAGATCAATGATTTTTCAAAGATGTCTGATGAGTCCTAAATAAACTTGGTTGGGGGAAAAACTTTTGCTTTCTACACAGTACAGACTGCGATTAGAATTCATTTGTAAATGTATTGCGAATGGAGAAGAAGTCAAACTAGACGATATGGTTTGGGCACAGAAACTTGCTAAGGCAAATACATCTGCTAATGAGATGTTAAAGAAAGCAAGACGACAACACTCTCAAGAAATTGAAGAAGGTAGTACCGATGATTTTCTGAATAGGATGGGTTTAGGAGACCCCGATCCATCCAATCATAAAACGGGGTTCACTGATGCTGATGATATTAAGGATTGGTTTCAGCAAGATAAACCTAGTGATTGGAGACAGAGAGACTAATGCCACATGAATTTGATCCATGCGAAGCACCTGTTGATGGTGAAGTTGACAAAT